TCAGAATCAACTACTTTGATTCCGTTATCTTCCAAATAATTCTTCATAGCCAAAGCTGTTGTTACACCATCCAAATCCTGATGGAAGTATATTTTGGCTTTTGGATATCTATCGGCTAATGCCTTGATATTTCTTAAACCTGATTCTTTAATTATTTTTTTCATCAACATATATTATTTTGACAAAATAGTTTTCGGGTTTCTACTCTTCTTTTATCGTGACCCCAATCACCATTTTCTATTTTATCCGCAGCATTTTTATAATTACCATTTTCAATATCAGTAATAATACGAGAATTTCTTAATCTTCTACAACCCATATTATATGCCATGTCAATCATTGCCATGTACATACCTTTAGTTAACCTTCTACCATTTTTATCAGTGTCCTTCGCATCTTCTTGCCATCTTTTTATACAGTCAGCAGCACCATTGATATCTATTGCAGATAATTTCATAGCTTCAGATTGACTCATTTTATTTAAATATTTTTCAATAATATCTGGATTTGTTGTACCATAACCAATGGTCAAAGTTCCTTTAGGTCTACCACTGTTTGGGTCATAAGGTTCTGTAGGAAAAACACCGTCATCATAAACATAAGGTATAAATTTTTCCCATTTTCTAATATAATCAAAAATAGGTTGACCCGCACTTCTACCATCTTCATACCAATATACCATTTGTTCTGACTGCTCATTAATTTGGTATAGGTTTTTAATTCTTAAAACTTCTTCTTCTGATATTATTAAACGAGACATAAAAACTTTTATTTATAAATATCCATAACAATAAAAAACCCTCACTTTGGAGGGTTATAATTAATTAATGATGTTGAACATGCGATTATGTTATCAAACCAAGTTCTTTCAGGTCCTTTAAGTTCTTCCTTTTTAAACCAATGGTCATCACCTTTTTCATCAGTAATGATTATGATTTCTTTCTCAATAAATTTAATCTTTTGAATGCTCATCTAATACTATCTCCAATTGTTGTTGGTTTATTCTATACTCTTTAATTCTTTCCCTTGCAACCTCACAATAGTTTTCACTAATATCCAATCCAATCCACGGTCTTCCCAACATCTCGGCTGCCAAACATGTAGTTCCTGAACCGTTGAATGGGTCCAATACCACATCTTCTTTATATGAAAGAATCTTAATGGCTCGATAAGGAATATCCAATGAGAATGTTGCTTTGGTCTTTTGTTGAGTATCAGCAAAATAATTCCATTGTCCATAAACTAATGAGATAAAATCTTTTTTATCCTTTTCATCGTACACCAACTTCTTTCTGAACTCACCTTCAATCTTTTCGTTTGGTACCATTTGGTATTCACCTTCCCATTGAGGTGTTCCCTTCACATCTTTCTTGTGTTTCTTTTTGTAAGCGAGAATTACACACTCCTTCGGGTTATAGATATATGGTGCAGATGGACTCATCCAACTTCCCCACGCTGTGGTCTTGCTTCTATGTGGTGAACTCTCTTCCAAATCCACAATACCAAAGAAACCAAAACCAATCTCTTTCATGACCATCCATACCTCAGCAGAGAAATATATTCTGCCACCCTTTTCTTGTCGGTTAATCTCGTAAGGAATATTCAATGCGATACGACCATCGTCTTTTAAAACTCTATATGCTTCCCTTAACCACTCACGAGTAAAATTCATATACTCAGCAATATGTTTGTCGTCATCCCAACTGTCATAATCAATTCCAACACCATAAGGTGGTGAGGTAACAATTAAGTCAATAGACTTTTCATCCATCTCTGACATCAACTTAATACTATTACCACTATAAATCTTATTTCTCTCCATTTTGTTCTATTACTTTAATACGTCTGTCCAAATACCATAACGCTTTTTTCAAATCTTGTAAAGGTGGGTTATCATCTTTTTTACCACTTCTGACAATATATTTTAATACATTGAATAGGTATGCGTCACGGTCCAATCCAGTGGCTTCAGCAATCTTAACAACTTCATAAGGGTTTTCTTCCCCACCATAATGGTCAGGGTGATTAACTAGTTCTTTATCCATTATCTTCTTGACTCTTTAACACATAATAATCTTTAGCGTGTCTACTTTCAACCACAACACCCTGGTCGATATACGATTTTAGAATGTTTCTTGCCTCATCTTTTGAAGTTTTAAAGATGTAACCAGCGATGTAATTGATGTGAACAGGACGACGCAGTTTGCCCTCGACTAACCTTTGGATTTCTTTACTTTGTTTCATATTTCTTCCTTTTATTTTCTTTACGTAGCTTTCTTTTTTTCTTATCCGATAAGTTATCAGAAATATCTTCGGTTTCCAAATCTTTGGTAGGTTTTTTGGTCGGTTTCAACGCCTTCCATTCATGTTTGGGACAATATTCCCAACCTGCCTGTGTCATGTTATGAGCAGTCGCATCATCTACTCTTTTAATTTCATTACCTCTTTTGATTGTTTTCATGTTTGTTTGTTTTTAAGAACTTATTTTCCAACTTTCATACGGAATCATACTATATGGATGTCTCTCAAAGAATGACTCGTGAATAAAAGTATATGGATTTTCTTGCTTTTTGTCAAGGTAGGCACCCCAAAATGATAAGGTTGAATTTGATAAGACATGTATGTCACACCTCGACATCATATCAATACAAATGAAAGGGTCCTCATCTATATAATAAACGTTTGATTTTGGTATGTTAAATTGCTCCATATATTTTTTGGCAACTAACAAATCATCAGAAAAAATTAACAGGTTGTGGTTATCATAATGTTCATTTAGTATACCACTCAACCAATCTGAGTCAATATTTTTAAATGTAAAACCAAAATCATCCTGTCTGCCATTGGCAACCCGTAGATGGATTGATATGGTCTTTTGTTCATATAACTTATTGTAGTTATAATTAATGTAGTTGGTAATGTTTGGGTCCAACTGAAATAATTTTAATACGTGGTCTCTTTGGTGATGCCAGTATAACTTATTCATAAAGTAACCCTGTATTAGATATGGTGGTTTAATCTTTTGTTTTAAATCGTAATATACACCAGACAAACCAGTATCAATTCCCCAAGCCAAATCTTGGTCGAACCACCATTGAAACGCATTTGGTCTACTTTCAAACCATTGAATGTTTGGATAAACGTTACCCAAATGTAAGTGGTGATTTTTCATAATATGTCCACCCCACTCATCGAAGTGTGCGTTTCGTGTACTTTTATTTAATAATGAATCATGTCGTGAACTCTCAGATTGATGCGTTGTCCAATAACCAAATAACGGTTTTAAATTATTTTCTTCAGCATAAACAGATATTGCCGCAATCTGGTATAATACATTACCCAATCCACCACACAACACAGGTGAGATGGTCTTATCAGTAATATCAAATTCAATAGGTTCTCTTAAACTCATTTTATTAAGTATTTACTTCCTCCGTCCCATTTAATCCACGGAATATCTATTCTCTGACCTTCCCAAGAAGAGAAATATTCTTCATTGGTTAGACCTTCAAAATTATTTTGATATGTGATTAAGTAATGTTCAGGTTTTAATTCACTAATGACTTTTTCCCTCCATTCCATAGGACATTCAGAAAGTGCCCACGTAGATATGAATAAGGTATTTTCTTTAAACTCAACAGGTTTATCAGTAAGTTTTATATCATAACCAAAAGTATTAAACTCTTGTATTTCCAACACCTCAGGTAAATCAATAATAATATATTCTTTCTTGAAACCCATGTTTCTTATAAACTTCGCCATGTCACCAACACCACCACCCAATTCAACAATACGGTCAAAATCTAATATATCCTTTCCTGTGTTTAAATTATAGGTAAAATAATGGTGATTTGATTTTAATAAGGTGGGTGAAGTTACAATATCATTTAAGATAATAGATTGACTATCAAAATGGTCAGCACAATCACAATAACCAACTGAATTATGTGACATCGCCATTTTCCATTTGTTTATAAAGTCACCAGTCTGTATGTTATAAACCTCTTTGGCAAAATCATAATAACCATCATAATTATTAACCTCATACAGGGGTATTTGTTTTACTATATCAATACACCTAAAGGATGATAACTCACCTTCAGTGATTTGAGCCCTCATCTCATCCCAAAAATTTATCGCTTCCATTGTTTAAAATCTCAATTATATCTTCTTTTTTATGTCCTTTAGTATAAAGTTCAAGGAATTTACCAGTCCATTCGTCCATAATTAAAGCATCTGCGGTGAACAATCTTTCTAATTGTTCTTCAGGTGTCTTTATGACGTTTTCTTTATGGACTATTCTTTTATTAAAACCCATTTGTGTTCTGAATTGAGTTCAACACTCACAACATGCTCTTTATTCCATTCTTTGGGACCTATTAAAGATAAGAAGTATGTCCCATTATTTCTATAGTAAAGGTGATATATTTCACCTATCACTGGTTCAAATCCAAAGTCAGATGAATAGATGAGTTGATTAAGTTTAACCTCATCAACGAGATTATTATACTCATCAACCAACTCTTTATATTTGGTGTTAAATTTTTTTTGAAGTTTGTTTACCTGTATCTCTTTGAAACCTGAAATATCTTCAGTTTTAATTGCAGGAGCACTTACACTTGAACCATAAGGTAAAATGTTTGCGTGGTATTTTTGATTTTCTTCATCCCATACAACGTAATCAGGCTTTTTCAACTTCATAAATATATTTTCTGATTTCTTCTCCTAAAACCATATCATTAGGTGTGGTTTTTGTCAACTCATAAATAAAATTAGGGTCTATTTTTTTTGCCTTTTCGTAATTTTTAACTTCTGCCATAATTAATCGTTTTTTAAATCTTTTATTTTTATACTCTGAAAAATATAATTCATTATTTTTCTTCTAGCAATAGATAAAATACCACCTTCAAGTGGAAAATGTTGTTCATATTTAATTTCAAAAATAGGTAGAAAATCTTCTATTTGTTTTTCAGCAGTATAAACACCATCAATTAATGTATGATTTTTTAGTATAATATTTTTAATGTCATCGATATTTCTAATATCGTTATATAATCCCTCGTATATTTTTTCAACAATACATTTATTTTCAGAATTATTTTCTTTTAATCTGTCTATCTTAAAGTAATAGATAATAATTTTGTTATTATATACTAAATAAAAAAATCCGTGTCCTGATTTAAAATCTAATGAATTTTTTTGATTATACCTAACTCTAATAGTAACACTATCATA